CTTAACAAATATTCAACCCCCCCCTATATGTTTTATAGAGTTTAGGTCTACAGAATTCCTTCAAATTCTGAATTTGGAAGTTTCCATTGAAACTTCCACAACGGCTATTTTATACTAGTGTGTGCCGTTAAACACACTAAAGAGAGAGACAAGAGTCTCTCTGTTGGTTTTTATTAATACTTGCGACCAACTCAAAGTACTGAACATATCGTCCTTGTTCACTGCCTCGATTAGCGATGTATGCTTTTCAGAAGCTTATCTGAATCACGATTACCGCGTGTGATTTATAATCATTTGTTATTATCTTGACGCCATGTACCATGGACCTGCCGACGAACTGGCAGGTTTATATGGAACCTCTGAGTTAATGGAGAACCCCATTTGACGAAAGATCCCTTGTGAGCAAGTGCAAGAGCACTGTAAGAGAGGAAGTTCCCCTCACATTGAAACGTTCAAGCCCTATTGAAGGTAAGGCTCAAATAGATCGTGGACCTCTGTCCGACACTTATGCTGAACTATTTTTTCAACCCAAGTGTCCCAAACCAGCTGTGTACAGCAATCAAGAATGAAGCCGAAGTATTTTCCGGCACCCCACAAACACCTCTGTTTGCTCCTCGTGAGTATCAAGTGTACACTGCTGTTTCTCACTGTGAGAAACAGCTATTTTCTGGTGGTTTACAATCCGATGAAGATGATGGACAGTTCCCCATCCTGGATTTTAATCACATTTTTGCAATGCTACCACCTTCGCAGAACCGTAGCCGGTTCCCCGAAGCGCAATGGTTACCTTCAGATCTCGGATTTGAAGAAGAAGAAGATGATCCTTCTTGCAAGGCTGATGGCTCGCCTTTTTCAGGTATCGATATGAACCTGGTTGAAGCCATTTTGATCTTTGTTCGCCAAGTGTGGCGTTCACGGGATTATGAGGATTTTGGGATTGCAGTTTTGCAATTCCTTAAGTCCTACACGGGAATGTCCGTGTGCAGTATGTTTGGAGCTGTGGTGTTAAAAGTCACCGAAATGTTCAAACAATGTCGCTCGAAGTTGCAGAGTGATGACGAGGAGAACCCTTTCTCCAAGTTACGAGAACTTATGGCTAAGGCCACTGCTCTCACGCAACATTCCCTGCTTGTGAAGATGAAGCGGATCCTATGGTATTTATTATCATTTGGCACGCTCGTGAAGATGGGTATCTCTTTTGATACTTTCTTCTACACTAAAGCGGAAGAGGAGGCACTGATGAAACAGTGTTCTTCTAAGGGAAGTTTTCTCTTTGCCGTCTTTGATGGTTTCGCAGCTCTTTTTGAGAGGCTGCTGGACTGTTATAGAACCGGTAGTTGGAGTCCTCTTCTAGCGAGTGGTTCTTCCTACTCGAAATGGTCAGACACTGTTTATGAACTGCGTGTTCAGTCGCAACAGTTGGCCAACCCAGAAGCCTGTGGGTTTACATACCACGGTTTCTTGGGTAAAATGGAAGAAGCCCTGGAGCAGGGTCGTGCCATCGTCAAGTATGAGACTGACAAATCCGTTGCTAACGGAATGAAGAAGTTACTCTCGGAACTTGAGATGATCAAAGCCACAGAATGCACCAAGAAGGCAGCGCGTGCGTCGAGAGATGCACCATTTTCACTGCTGTACTATGGTGGTTCTAGTTTGGCTAAAACCACACTCCAGGACCTCACGCATTCGCACTTTGCTAAAATCCACGGTTTACCCGAAGGAGATGAGTTTAAGTACACGCGTACATGCCAAGATGAATTTTTCTCTGGTTTCAATACGCAGATGTGGAGTATCATCGTCGATGATATTGCGAATTTGAATCCGAACTTAGGTTTGGATCCATCTATGAGTGAGGTTTTACAGATCCGGAACAACGCACCATTTTGTCCGCCCCAAGCCGAGTTGGCTGATAAAGGTAAGACACCGATGATGTGCAAGTTGTTTCAAGCTTCAACAAACTCCAAGGACTTGAATGCGCATGCGTATTATACGAATACCTTGGCCATCATGCGTCGCTTTAACTTTATTGTTACTGTGACTTTGAAGGCTGAATTTTCGCAGCTTGTAAACGGAGTAGTGCCTGTGAAAGAGGCACGAATGCTTGATGGTTCTAAGGCCGTCATCCCTGAAAATGGAGAATACCCAGATATGTGGGAGTTTTTCGTCGAGAAGGTGGTTGCGGACACGGATATGTCTAGCAAGAAGCAACGGGCTGCTTATGAGCCCGTGCTGACAACGGATTCGATTTACGAATATATGGCATTTATGTCACGTGAGTCTATGATTTTTAAGAAACAGCAAGCCCAGATTAAGGCTGGTGCTGCTATTTTCAAGGAAGTTGTGCTTTGTCAAGTGTGCTATCGTCCAGAAGCAAAATGCTCTTGTAAAAAGGAGAAGTTGCAGTCTGGGGATACCACAAAGGTTGTTGCATTTGGTGCCATGGCTTCTGCCATGACATTATTTTGTGTAGGTCCCGCAGTAAAGCGAGGCGCTACCAATGTTTTGCACAACATTGAGCGGAAAGCAGTTTCTACTGCCACTGATATGGCGACCGAAGTTGCGAGAGCTGCGGCTACGAATTTAATTCGGGAAGCCAAAGCTAAAACTGCTCCGCACGTCATCGAGATGTTGCGACGTGAAGGGTTTTTGCCTCCTCCGGAGGTTGATCTTGTAGCGGAATTCGATGGTGGCCTTGACGATGAAACGTCACAGGAGTTGAGAACAAGGATGGTTTCCTTGAACTTGCCTCCTGCTCCACAGGCTAGTTGGTACGATATCATTTGTGCCAAAGTGCGTTCCATGAATCTGCCGATTTTGCAGAGATTGGATACGGAGAAAAGATGGGTTTCTGCCATGATGTGTAGGTATGGACGACGAGTGCGTCGCTTACACATGCGTGCTATGTTGGACCCACTCATGTGCCAAGTGTATGGTCGTTTTTTGATGACTGTGGCCGGTATTGCAGCCATGATGGCTGTATCTTTGATCTCTAATTGGATTTTTTCCAAGCCGAAGAATAAGAAGAAAACCGGTAAGACACAGGGAGATGAGGAGTCTGAATCCTTTGAGAAGGATGATAAGCCCAACCCTTGGTATCGTGATGAGTATAAGCCGTGTAAATTTGATTACACGCCTCTCACGAGATCATGGAAGGATATGCCTCGTGACCAGGTTGAGAAACGGGTTGCGAGAAATATCATGTACGTGCAGAGTACGTACCAGAAAGGAGGCAAGACAGCTGGTAGAACTTTCCGCATTTTATGCTTGGAAAGCCAGCTGTATGTGACAAATAGTCACAATGTTCCTGTGGAAGATGTGGCATTTGCGGTGAAGCAAAGTGATCATCAACCAGGTGTAGGGGATAGTTTTAGGACTACTATGCACCCAGGGGACTTTTACCGCGATCCGAAGCACGATTTGGTGTTCTTCAGGTTGCGGTGCGTACCTCCACGCGCCTCGATTTCGGGGTTGCTTGTTAGTGAGAAGTTTACTACTTGCTGCGAAGCGACTTTTTTGTCGAGAGATGCTCAAGGCGTTGACGAGCGATACACATTGCGTGCGCTCCAAAATTCCGTTGAGACGTCGGACGAGATTCCAGAAATTATCGCATACAGAGGTTTGTGTGAGATTATTACTGAGTCTGGGCATTGTGGATCTCCCTATTTGGGGTTTCCACCGATGGGGCCTGTGCTACTTGGTCTCCACATCATTGGTGGGTGGACTAAGAGCGTGGCAGCTGTTGTATTGCCTAAAGAATCTTACGAGACTGCTCGTGATTTTCTTAAAGTCGAACAGGTGCAGGCAGGTGAGCCTGACCTGCGCGACGCCTCCGGTAACCCCATTGAGTTGTTGCCGTTGCACAAGAAGAGCACCTTCCGCTTCATTGAGGAAGGAACAGCTAGTGTATACGGATCACTTCCGGGTTTCCGAGCGAAGGGCAAATCCAAAGTGACCAAGACTTTCATCCATGACGCTATGTTGGATGTAGGATATGAGGTCAAAGTTGGAGCTCCAGTTCTAAACAGCTGGAAACCGTGGCGCACGGCATGCGTCGATGTGGTCCAGCAGGACCACAACATCAACTGTCCAGTACTTGATGAATGCGTAGAAGCTTTTGTCAACGACATTCTGACCAATCTGCCTGAGGGCGCGTTGGATGATGTCAAGGTCATCACGGAGCGAGCCGCTCTGAATGGTCTGACTGGTGTCAAGTATATTGATCGAATGAATTTAAAATCTTCGATGGGGTTTCCT